TGCTTCAACAAAGAGAAGAAAGCCTGGAGCGAAAAGACAGCCTAAGTTCCAGAAGAAGATCATCTCTGGACTTGAAAAGACAGAACAAGGAGGGTTACCACTGTATCTATTCAAATCCCAGAGAAAGTTTGCTACGTTGGATGAAATAGCAAAAAACTCTGACGATACTTCTGTTGATAAATTGTCTAAGTTACTTCTTAAGGGGATTACAGCCACACCAAGTTCAAGTAAGATCGCACCAACCATCGCAATGATGACACAAACCGCCCCAATGACGTCTGAAGCAGGTGTTCAAACCAGTGCGAAAGTAACAACGAAACCTAAGAGGAAATTAGGAGAACCTTTTGTACCAACAGGTCCAGAGAGTAAAGAAGATGAACCTAAGAAGAGAAGAAAACAAATTGACGTTGATGAATTAGTAAATGTAATAGGAGAAGTAGATAGAAGAGGCTCTGTTAATTTTAACAATGTGAAAGGTTATTTGGATGAGTTCTACGGCAAAGAACAATATACTGGAATCACACAAAGTAAGTTTGATAAGGCTCTTGGCAAATATGAAAAATTAGCGTACTCAACGCCTCTAGACGCTCAACCTCCTTCAATGTCTATGCCCCCTCCTCCCCCAAGACCAACCAAAGTAACAACACTTAGCGATATTAATCCATATGAAACATCAAGTGAAATGGGGAATTATGTTAGAGGTCTAATGAAACAAGGTGGTGTTAGAGGAACACAAACGGAGACGGAGACAGAAGTAGAAGGTGCTGGATATGACGGTGATGGTCTATATAACGACGAAATAGAAAAAATAGCCAAGAAGCGGATCAAAGACTACGTTCCAGTCATTGCCTCAGATCAGTTAGATGAGTTACCTAAGTATGTTGCCCGAGGAGATAAGCGTTTCGGGTTTGTTATTAACACGAATCCATCTACTTCAGACGGAAGTGGTAATGATGGTATGAGACCTGGTCATTGGAGAGCGGTGTTCATCAATAATGAAGACGATTATCCAAGCATTGAATACTTTGATCCCCTAGCCGAAGGTAAAATGCCCGAAGACCTTATCAAGATGTGCCGTCGGATTGCGGTCAAGATGAACCCTGAGGTGATGTTTAAGTACAAGCAGAACATGCTAAGAAGACAGTCTAAGTTGACCTCGAACTGCGGTTGGCATTGTGTTAAGTTCCTTGATGATCGATACAATGGCATCCCCTATTCAGAATCAAGCGGGTATGATGCCTATATGGAAGGTTTGAATAATACCCCTGATGCATCAAGAGATGGTGAGAAGGAAATCGCATCCTATATAAAAAAATATGAGTCATATATATAAATGTACGACGAACAAATCTTCCAAGAACTATATGAGGTATGTGGTAGACAATTTCTGCCTGGCTGCGGATCATACCTCTTTGATGGTGTAACCTATGAATACTGCCAAGCAATGTATGAGAAACAACATCTGCTTGAACATGTGGTAAAAGGGGCGACCAATGTGCTTGAGATCGGTACATATATGGGACATTCCTTGATGATCATGCTTGAATCCAATCCATATGTAAAGATAACATGTATTGACATAGATGATACATATACCAGACCATGTGTGGAAGTTTTGAATAAGCACTACAACAACAGGGTGACTTTTATCCATGGAGACTCGCTGAAAGTGTTGTTAGATCTACTCGGTAAAGAGACATTTGACTTGTTTCATATCGATGGACATCATGATTGCGACCATATCCTTAAGGAGTTCTTAATGTGTATTTGTCTAAACAATCCAAAGGGTAATATGAGGATATTCTTTGATGACCAGGAATGCATGATCCCGCTTCAGAAGTACATCAATGACAGATTTAATGTTCTAGTTGAAGAGAAGCCACAATGTAGGTGGAATAATGTGTACTATGAGTTGAAACTCTGAAAAAAAAATATGTTGAATCACTTTTATAAAATTGATTTTTATTACCGCTTGATAATAAAAAATATATGTCTGAAATAACACCAGCGCAAAAGACAGCATTATTGAAACTCGAAGGATTCAAGGAGATCAGAGACCAATATGCGAAAGAACAGAAAATGGCTGGAGCAGGTAAGAGGCGTATGAAGGGGAAAGGCTTCTGGAGTGATGTTTGGGATTGGTTCAAGTCAGCAGGGACATCTGTCAATGATTTTTTAAAAAGCACCAAGTTGATTTCCAATGTCGCCGGAGCAGTTCTACCGCTTTTAGCACCCTTGGGAACAGCCTTGTTAACAGCAAATCCTCTAGCAGCGGCAGCCTCAGTGGGGGCAGCCAAAGCCACAGCAGAAGGTATAAAAAGTTTAGGATATGGTTCTAAGATGAGAGGAGGTCGTCAATTTACAGATGCGGAACTTCAACGAATCAAAGAAATCAGAGAAAAGATATCTGCACCCTTTGGTAGAAGAATAACTGGAACAGGTAATGACCCTCTTGCTATTAATCCCCCAGATCAACGCATGAGAGGTGTTAACCCAAAATCTACTATCAGAGGAGCAGGTAGAAGAATGGGTAAGGGAACGATGCAGGAGGATGCAAGAGCCATAGCGAGGGCAATTGTTGGTAGAGGGAGCAGTTTGAATACAATGGGTATAAATGGCGTCCCTCAGGCTTCTGTAGCACCAGCGCATTCAGGTATGATCCATAACATCGGAGGGAAAGGAATGATGAGAGTGAGGCGTCCGAGAATCAGAGGGATGGGAGGAACTGAATATGGAGTGGTAAGTTCTGAGTATGGAAATGTGCGATTTGGCTAAAAAAAAATATATTCGCTATCAATAAAATGGAACAACAAGGAGACGGAATGTTTCTTAGAGAACCTGGCAAGTTTCCCCCAGAAGACCGCAAACTCATCGAGGAAGTCGGTAGTGAACCTGTTACAAAGATGACCTTATTCAGATATCCGATCCAACTGAGCAAGTTCGCCAAGTTCGTTGGAGCACTGAAGAATACACCTTATGATGACCTGATCCACATCGGTGTCGTAATCAACGATAAATATCTCACAGAGAAAGATGCTGTACTCAATTTCGAAAAATCAGGTGTTCCCAAACAATCAACAGATACTATGGATGTCCAATTGGGATCGAAAAGTTTCACAATCAATGACTTACTTGAGAACACCAGGAAAAGAATGGGAGATGAGCGATTTAGTACATACAAGGCATTATCGTGGAACTGTCAGGACTACCTTCAAAATATGTTAGAAGCCAATGGAATATCAACTGCGGAGACAACCAAGTTTATCAAACAAGACTTAGAACAAGTCGTCAAAAATCTACCCAGTTATGCCGATGCTATATCTAACTTTTATACAGGAGCAAAGGCAGTTATCAATCGTCTCGTGAAAGGGGAAGGAGAATATGAGGAAGGTTGTCAATGTGGATACGGATATTTAGAGGATGTCGCAAAGAAATATCCGAATGAAGGGAGAAGTCTTGAAGATTCCACTAAGAGATTTGCTGATGATATAGCAAGAGTGAAGAGATTCTATGGATACGGTGACATGAAGATGCATAACTATGGTCTTTACGAGGCGAAATGTTTATTCTAAACTTATAACATTTTCATTTCATATTATAAAGTAATATAAAATGACAAGTGCTTTTACATCGAATTACTTAGCATTACAGAATCTAACATTGATTGAGACAGACCTGCTTACGATTGGAGGAGTTGATTATGATAGTTTTAACTCACAGACCGGATTTACTGGGTATACTGGCTACTCTGGTTACACTGGTTACACGGGATACACAGGTTATACCGGATACACAGGTTATACCGGATACACAGGTTATACTGGAGTAACAGGTTATACTGGATATACTGGATATACTGGGAGAACTGGTTACACTGGATACACAGGTTATACTGGTGTAACAGGCTACACTGGATACACCGGATACACTGGACGAACTGGCTACACTGGATACACAGGATATACAGGCGCTCAAGGACCTCAAGGTATTCAAGGGTTCACGGGTTACACTGGATACACTGGATACACTGGTTACACTGGATACACTGGATATACGGGATATATATCAGCAACAGGAATTGCCTATTCAAATTATCCTTACTGGGACCAAACCTCAAAAACATGGAAATCTGAAAATAGTAATAGAGTCCATATTGGAACAGACGCTGGATTGATAAGTCAAAGCGATTTTTCAGTAGCCGTAGGTCCATATTCTGGCAATGGTAATCAGCAAATCTCAGCGGTAGCCATGGGGTATGCTGCAGGATATATCAGTCAAGGAACAGAGTCTGTAGCCGTTGGAAGTCTTTCAGCATATACTCATCAGAGACCTTTTGCTGTTGCGATTGGGACTTATGCAGGAAATAGCACTCAGGGCAATTCAGCGGTAGCAATCGGGAGAGGATGTGCTGAGTTTAACCAAGGGTCTGGGTCAGTTGCAGTTGGATACTATGCAGGAAGAAATACACAAGGGCTTAATTCTGTTGCTATAGGTCTTAATAGTGGATACACAGCACAAGGGTCTATCGCAATCTCATTGGGAGAAAACGCAGGATATGCTAATCAAGGTTCTGGAGCAATAGCAATTGGAAGTTATGCAGGATATTCAGGTCAAGGAGGTAATTCTGTAGCCATTGGGAAGCAAGCCGGATATGATAGGCAAGATTCTGGGGGTGGGGTGGCAGTAGGATGGAATGCAGGGTATCATCGACAAGGACAGAGAGCAACTGCCGTGGGGGTCGGAGCAGGTTATAGTCAACAGGGAATTAGTGCTGTAGCCGTAGGAGATGGTGCAGGAACTGAAAATCAAGGGAATAGTGCTGTTGCCGTCGGTAATTTTGCAGGTTTAAATAATCAAGGAGTCGCAAGTATTGCAATAGGAAAAGACTCGGCTTATTACAATCAAGGAGCCATTAGTATTGCTATTGGGTATGAAGCAGGATGGACTGGTCAAGCGTCAGGTTGCATCGCTTTAGGATGGAATGCAGGGTATAATTCCCAGCGCTCGGGTGCTGTTGCAATTGGATACCAAGCCGGTTATACAAGTCAGGGAACTAATGCGGTTGCTATAGGATTTCAAGCAGGAAGAACGGGACAGGCTCAATCTACAGTTGCTATCGGAAATAGTGCCGGTAGAGATAGACAAGGTGCTTTCTCTGTAGGCATTGGATACTTTGCAGGACAAAACTCACAAGGAGCATCTGCAGTTGCTGTTGGAGATACTTGTGGATTTACGGGACAAGGGGCGAATGCTGTTTCTGTGGGTCTGTATGCGGGTCAAAACGCACAAGGTATTTCGTCAGTTGCTATCGGAAATCAAGCCGGGCGAGGAAACCAGGGGTCAGGTTCTGTTGCTATCGGTTTCGCTGCTGGAAATACTAACCAAGGAAGAGACTCAGTAGCAATCGGAATAAGTGCTGGAAACGGAACACAGGGTAATTCATCTGTGGCAATCGGAATCAATAGTGCAGTCTTTTCTCAAGGCAATTCCTGTGTTGCTATAGGAGATACAGCAGGGTTCAACGGTCAAAGATTACAATCTGTAGCAATCGGATATTTTAGTGGTTATACCAATCAGGGAGCCAATGCTGTAGCAATCGGTTCAGAAGCAGGTGAGTTTAGTCAAGCAAGTGGAGCGATTTCAATTGGTTATTTAGCAGGTAATGATAGTCAAAGGAGTGGTGCTATAGCCATAGGATTGACTGCGGGACAAACTAATCAGGGTATAAATGCCGTTGCGATTGGAAATAGTGCGGGACAGACAGGTCAAGTATCTAATGCTGTTGCGATAGGAACTCAATCAGGACAATATACTCAAGGTAATGCAACGGTTGCTATAGGTATTTTTTCAGGTCAATACGGTCAAAAAGCATTAGCCACAGCAATAGGAGCACGGTGTGGAGAAACCAATCAGGGAAGTGGAGCAGTAGCAATCGGTTACACGGCAGGTCGAACGAATCAAGGTCAAGCAAGTGTTTGTATTGGTTGGGGTGCTAATTCTACGTTTAATAATTCTATAGCAATTATGGGACAAGGTAATACAGCAAATCTGTTTTCTGACAGAGCGGATGCATGTTTTATTAGACCAATTCGCGGGACATCTGATACGACACCTGTTATGACTTTCAATTCAACAACATATGAAGTGCGATATAATTCATCATCTCAACGTTATAAAACAAATATAAGACCTGTTACTATTGATTCGTCAAAAGTAACATTGCTTGAGCCAAAATTATATGATGCTAAAGACGATGAGACAAAGAAGGATATTCTGGGTTATATAGCAGAGGAAGTTGCTGGAATCGACAGAGTATTCGCGGGGTATAGTTTATCAGACGAAGGTCAAGAACGCCCCGAGACAATTGATTGGTTCAAGATTCTGATATACGCGATAGAGGAAATCAAAGTTCTGAATCAAAGGATATCCAATTTAGAAAATAATCTGCCTAATCAATAAAATGGAAGAGACAGCGTATGAATGGGAGTCAATCAAAGGCATGACTAATGATACATTATTGAATAGGGAGATCACGATCCTTACAAACCAAATAAGAAGAATAACCAAACGGTTAGACTATCTCCACATTTGTAAGCATCAGTTGTCTACTTCTTCTTCTTCGTCAGACCAAGTTCAGACAGGACAATCGCAGTCCTCTGAGCCTTAGCGTTTTTCTTGGTTAGGGGTTTATTAGAGTAACACTCCGATGGTTTATCTGCTTTACAGACACGAAAGCCAGATTTGAAGGGGGTGATTTTATAAGGCATTGCTTTATTAAATCAAAAGATGATAAGTTAACATTTCAAATCGAATGGATTTTGAATGTCCTTTACTCACATATACTATATCCCTTTCTTTTAAGTCACTTTTTTCGCAGTCTATAATAAAATGGCTGTACCTGCTGATAAAAAATTATATGAGCGGATCAAGAAGAAGATTTACGCTATCTATAAAGTACCAAGTGCATATAGATCTGGGGCGGTGGTGAAGGAATACAAAAAGCAAGGTGGGACTTACCTTGGTAATCAGAAGAAATCGGAGGGATTGAGCCGATGGTATAGGGAAAGGTGGATTGACGTTGGTGGAAAGGATTATCCAGTATACCGCCCAACGATTCGTGTGACAAAAGAAACACCGTTGACTGTGAGTGAGATAAAACCATCTGACCTCAAGAAGAAAATAAAGGAGAAGCAGAGGATCAAAAGCAAGAAGAATCTTTCCCCGTTTAAGAGAAAATGAATTGCCAACAACTTCTGGCTAAGTATCCAGCATTTGTCCCAGCAATCATCAAATGCGATCAGAATGTTGAGATGACAAAGAAACGATTCCTTTTACCCAGATCCGAGTGTTGGAGTTACGCATTGACAAGTATTAGGCGACATATTGTCCTAAAACCTTCTGAGTCCGTTTTCTTCATGGTGGATGGGGTCATATTACAATCATCTACTAATATAGGGGACTTTTATAGGAAATACTGTGATAGTAGGACATTAGAAGATCAGATCCTAGTGATAGACGTTTTCAAGGAAAATACATTTGGGTGAGGCTAGGGTACAGATATCAATTTTGTAATGTTGTAATGTTTTTGTAATGCCTATTTCCCCTTGCTTTCACCTTAACATTACAATATTACAAACATTACAAGAAAAAGAGTAATTGTACTATATAAAACAAAAAAAGATTATACATATGCTGAATACGAATATATAGAACGAATTGAACTTAGGTCTGTAATGTGTAATTTTTGTAATTTATGATAATCCCCCCTGATCACCACCTTAACTTTTTTAACACCATCTTTGACAGATGTAATCTTGTAATCTCCATTTTCTTCTTGGTATAATACAAATGTCAAAGTATAAGATTCTCCCTTATAGTTACGATCAAGCCAAAAAACTGAATGTCGTGATCTTACCATCATCTAACCCAAAGAAGAAGATAGACGTCTATAAGGATTCCAAGAAAGTTGCATCGATCGGTGCGTATGGTTACCCAGATTATCCCAACCATATGAAGACCGAAGGCAAAGCATACGCCGATGAGAGACGAAGACTCTATAAAATCCGTCATAAAGGCGAAGAAAAACGAAAAGGTACACCTGGTTTTTTTTCCTGGTATCTACTTTGGTGAGTTTCAAACCAGATTTTGCCAGAATTATGATTTATTACAATTGATTTCAAACTAGAATGGTAATAAATCACAAGAATGTTTAGTTTGATATTGAAATGGATTGAGATTGAACTAAAAACTGCTGTATAAAATTATAATAAATATTTATTATATTGTTTAACAGCATATTACGTGTTGATTTCAATCCAATATCCATATTAGTTCAATTTCAATCCATTTTGAATCTCGTTTACATCAGTTTCCATATCAAAATAGAATAAAATTAATAATTAATTATTTTCTTTTCAATATCAAAACATGTCAAACGCATCAAAAACCGATAACCAACACCTCAGGGACATCATGGTCAAGAATCGCCCCCTCTTAGCCAAGAATACTGTCAATACCTATATGGCTTCAATCCGAAAAATCCAACAGATCTGCGACTGTGATGCTGAATCCATTGAGGGTCTCATCAAAAATCGTAAGAAGATCATTGACTCTCTCGGTGAAGTCCAGACCCCAATGGTCCGCAAGTCAAAAATCTCTGTCATCATCACTATCCTCGATGATAAACACAATGAACATAGCCCAGAGTTAGTAGAAGCGCTCAAAGATTATAGGAAGGCTATGACCGAAGACGCCAACAAGGTCAACCAGAGAGAGATCAGCCAGGAGTTATCTGATAAGCAGAAGGATAACCTGATCAGTCAGGCTGAAGTTAACAAAGTATACAATGATCTGAAGGTCGAAGCCAGTCATATCCTCAAGAAACAGGTCTTGAATAGAGCCCAATTCGACACCCTCCAGAAGTATGTGCTTCTGAGCATGTACGTTATGATCCCTCCCCGCAGAAGCCAGGACTATGCTTCGTTCAAGATCCGCAATTTTGATGAGACTGCTGACTCTGTAGACAACTATATGGTCAACTACAACAAAAACAAGAAGAAAGGCAATGCTACATTTGTCTTCAACACTTACAAGAACTCAAAACGATTGGGGAGACAGACCATTAATGATATCCCAAAGCCATTGGAGAAATTGATCGACACCTGGAAGTTGTTTAACAAATCAGACTACCTACTTGTCAATGGTCAGGGGAAGCCTATTACCCAGTCTAGGATCGCTGTTATGCTAAATGACATCTTCGGTGGAAGGAACATTAGTTCCAGTCTTCTTCGCCATATATACCTTAGTGATAAGTTCAAGGATGTAAACCTGGAAGATCTTGAGAAGACGGCTCATGATATGGGTCAAAAAGACATTCGTAGGACGTTGAAATATGTGGATAAGAACTATGACGAGATTGTGAAGAAGAATGGAGAAGAAAAACAATAATCTTTGGTAGATATAAAAAAAATGAAAATCACTAAAACTTATTATTATCAATTTGGGGCTGGTTTGACTCCTGATGCTCTTATCCCAGGATTTACGGCTCCTTCTGGGAAATACACTAATTCTCTTGATGAAAGCGCATTGTACCCTGGATCCGTTTACATCAGTGTACCATTCAAGGTCAAAAAGATCCACATCAAAAATATCACATATAAATCTGGGAAAAATGGTGGTCAGGGAAATACCGATGTTTCAAATTATATCACTCTTATATCTTCTTTAGTCGGTAATCGCCCGGTTGGAATGGTTCACCGAGATAGTCAGTTTAGTATGGCTACTATTCAAGATATCGAGCACATATTTCAAATACCTGAAGTTATCAATGGATACTATAACTTTGAAACACGATTCAATGATGGGACTTACGCAGAACCTTGGGATTTTGCAGTTGACCTCGGTGACCCAAATCCTTATGATTACTGGTTTGACTCTTTTTCTATAACTATCGAGTTTAATAGTGAAGATGAAGTATTCTAAAAAATAATCTTGGATTCATATAAAACATGAAACAGACTCAAGTTATATTCTTGACATTTACCGCTGGGTCTTCATCAGCCTCTAGTAGTATCAGTGTTCCATTCAAGGTGAAAACTATACACTCTAAAGCAATCTCTTTAACATCTGGCGATCTTACTGTTGTCGGGGGATATGTCACAATTGAATCAGATCTTGTCAATAACGCTCCGTTGGGTAGTTGCTTCAACAATTCAAGTTACTCTGGTGGGACTATCCAGGATATTGAGAATCAGTTCTGGAATCCACAGGTGATCCAGGGTCAATATACATTTACGCTTAAGGCAAGTGACGGGTCTTTATATCCTGCGTCTACCGGCAACGATAAGGTTGCTATGATCATTGAGTTCAATGGTCCAAACGAAATAATTTAAAAAAGCATATTGCCTTTGAAATTATAATTTTTTGGTTAGACAAACTTATAAAGGGTTTCCCCTTGGTACTTCCCAACAGCCATCTTTCTCTTGTTTTTAGTAGTACGATAGGTCACATCGGATTCTGGTACTTCAACAGGCTTTTTTTGCTTGATAGAGTAAAACTTCATTTTATTGGATCACCAAGATTTTTTTTCAACTATTAGTATAAATGCCGTATGAAAGTTTTTATCAAGATGCTCGTTCATGCCATATCACGATTGACAATGTTATTAGTTGCCTTGTGATTACTGTATACATTGGAGCCATGGGATGGTTCATATATCAGTACGTGAAAGAGTATACTTAGCCTCCTTGTCTGGTGGATGCATTTCTCTCCCTTGTCTTGATATTAGCCAATGATAGGAGGATGCCATGGAGGATTCCATTTGACTCTACTGGGACGAAGGGAAGAATCTCTGATGCGATCAGGGATACGATTGTGATCCCAAGGATAACCATCTGGAGGACACTTGTTGCTTGGTCTTCAGTGGTGCTCATTTTATATTCAACAAAGAATATAAAAATTAGTTAGCCAACTCAAGGAGTTTGAACTTCTCAGCCTTGACCTTTGCGTAATGTGTCCTTCTATATAACCTGACCTTCTCTGCATATGCTTCTGGATCTCTCTCCTTTGCTTTTTCCCTTATCCTCTTCCTCTCTTCTCTATAGAACTCTGGATTAGATCTATATCTCTCAACCATATATACTCTCATCGCATCTTTCCACTTCTCCTTATGTTTCTGGTATCGTAACCTAGCAATCTCTGTCCTGAGTTCTTCCACTGTCTCAAACTTTGTATGGTCAATACCATGGTTCTTTACTGCTTTCGCGGTTGACAAGTGTAATTTTGATAGGTCTATCATACTTTTATAATATGTGTTAAATCTTTAAATCGTATATATGGTATCTGGATATGGCTATTTAAAAGCGTGATATATATGATAAAAAGACACCCAAAATGACCCAAACACTTATTGAAAGAATTGACATCAAGAAATTGAGATGTCTCGTCAAGAATATCGACGACCTGAAAGATGTTATTGGTAACTGTAAGGATATGAAGACATACAAGAAGACAGACTATGATGGTACTAAGACCATTCTCAAATCTTACTTGGGTTCCAAGGATAAAAACGGATCTTCTAAGGTTGTCTATGACTTCTCCAAGGGTAACAAGGATGGACGTCTATTCTCTAAGACCCATTCCCTTCAGGGTCTACCTAGATCTGTCAGACATACCATCGCTTCTGACAACATGATCGATGTGGATATCAAGAACTGTCATCCTGAGATATTCAAGTGGTACTGCCAGAATAATGGAATCCCTTGTGAGAACCTTTGCTATTATATTGATAATCGTGATAACTGTCTATCTGATATAACCAATGTATTCCAAAATATGACTCGAGATGACGCTAAAACATCTGTACTTTCAATCATCAATGGTGGGAATGGTTGCTTAGATATTAATAAATCACCTGAGTGGTTTCGTTCACTTGCTATTGAGGTATCTAATGCCCATGATCGTGTTGCTAAGAACTTCCCCCATTATGTTTCTGCTATCAAACGAACTAAAGGTGAGGAAGTATTTAACATCAATGGCAAGGCATGTAACAAGATGTTCTGTTACTATGAAGGTATTATTCTAAACCATATGAAGGACTTTGCTGAAAATGCTGGGCTTGAGGTTGGGGCTCTATGCTTTGATGGGATGATGATCTACAACAATGTTGATGTTGATCTAGATTCGCTTCTCAATGATATGGCTGATTACATTCACACCAAGGTCGGTATCAAGTTGGAAATTGTCAGAAAACAGATGGACCAAGGTATAGACCTTAGCAACTTTAACATTGAGGACGAGTTTGATTTATTACCGCCTATTGTCGAGGATAGTTACTATTTCAACGACTTTTACATGGAACGTAACAAGACATTTAGTTGCCTGGAGGAACTTCTCAACTTCTTTAGGCAACGGTTCCCACTTGTTTGTAAGTGTGTCTCTTCTGGTGATGGTGGTTACTATCTCAAAAAGACTGCTGACGATGAACGGTATGATAAGGGTTCAATGTGTATGTTTGGGAAACTCACTAAGTTCAGGTACATGGGATGGAAAGGAAAGGAAGAGGTTGAACATGAGATGGATCTCAATAACTTGTTTGAATTAAGCGGAATACACACTTACTCTAAGATTGTATGTAAGCCTAAGACAGACACTGTTTTAAGGGGTGAGTTGAATATCTGGGAGCCGTTTCTAGCGGATGTCCCTAGGGATGTTGATCTTGGTAAAATTGAACCTATCCTAAAATATATGAAGGACATTATTGCTGACAGTGATGAAGACCTATTCAAGTACCTTGTCTCTTGGCTTCGTCATATCTGTAAATACCCATGGAAGAAGACTGGTAAGGTTGTCGTTCTTCAAAGTGACAAACAACGGGCTGGTAAGGGTACATTTGTTAACTGGTTTGCTGAATATGTCCTGGGAAGAAATCATTGGTATGGGACTTCTCTCATGAAATTGACTGGTAAGTTCAATAGTTTCCTTCTAGGCAGATCTCTCATAGTAGTTGACGAACTTCCCAAGTCTAAGTCATTCCATACTATCTGGGATACCAACAAGAGTTTGGTCACAGAACGGTATATGGATGTCGAGTTCAAGGGAAGAGATCCGATGAAAGTCGACAATATCATGAATGAGATTATGATGACAAACAATAGGGATGCGTTGAAGATTGAGAAGGAAGATGGTAGATATATTGTATACAAAATCAACGATAGTAGGGTTGGTGACATTGATTTCTGGGATTACTGTTACAATGAACTTTTCACACAAGATAGGGCTATTGACTTCTTCAACTTTCTTGTCAATTTGGAAGATGATGATGACCTTCTTGTTAGTCTTCAGAAAATACCGGATTCAGAATTAAGACAAGAGATGATCGAGTCTTCTTTGAACTCGTATGAGACATTTCTAAACGACATTAGGAAGCGGGATATAGACAACTTCAGTATCACTCTATCAGATGGGTCTTCTATTCTTCTAGAAGACATTCCTATTGACAAGCCTATTGAGATCAAGAAATCTGATATATATTCTCTATATCTAAATTACTGTGCCATTGTTGGGGATCATCCACAGAAGTGGAAATATATCAAGATGGTCCTTCCAGAGAAGGTTGCATTTAGGAACAAGAAGTCGATTAGAGTAGTGACAATATAGGCAGATTACAGATTTTTTAATAGCAAATAATGGTATTAAAAAGTTAAGGTGGAGTTCAGGGGGAAATTATTATGAATTACAAAATTACACATTACAGACCTAAGTTCAATTCGTTCTATATATTCACATTCAGCATATGCATAATCTTTTTTTGTTTTGTATAGTACAATTACTCTTTTTCTTGTAATGTTTGTAATATTGTAATGTTAAGGTGAAAGCAAGGGGAAATAGGCATTACAAAAACATTACACATTACAAAATTGATATCCGGATCCGAGTTTCGCCCCATCATCACTACCACATCCGTCCAAAAATCCATTTAAAGATAGCCAATATACAATAAAAACATGACAACTAGCGCTAATTTCGACCAATATGTGTATCTAAGAAACACATATGCTATTGGGAACTATGGTATAAGAAAGAAAAATAAGTATATGAAGAGACTGAATACTAAAGAGTATGTCCTTAATCACATTGATAATCAAAGAGATCCAACATGGGTATCTTTCGATGATTACTGGCTATGTGATCTAATGAACTATAAGAACTTCAAATATGTCGATGAATACCTAAAAATCATCCCATTAGTATGTGAGAAGACATCGAAGTTGAACAGAGATTATGACCTATACTACAATGTTTGGAAACTAGGCTCTAACTATATACCAGGGGACCGTGATTTCTGTCATAATGGGTGCTTCTACTTGGCAATGATATTCCTTGGATATGAATACAAGTTGTTACCAAAGGGTTATATGGGATTTTACTGTAAAATCAAGCCAGATATTACATCCACCCTTAAGACGACGAAGATAACTTCTTCTTAGCCTCCTCTAGGTTGTCAAAGAACTTCTTGTACTCCACTGCGTACTTCTCGATCTCCTCCTCAGAAAGACCAATGTGTTTGAGGTGTTTGAACAACTCCTTGATCTCGGGTAGTGACTTTTTCGAGAAGTCATCAAAATAAAGGCTCTCTTTCCTATCCATGTCGTTTTTATTATACTCAATATAATAAAATCTAGTTATTTTTTTATTTTCTTGTTAATAATCAAAAATGGTGAAAAAGACCTACTACACAAAAGGGGATCAAAATCCACCCAAGGTTGAAGATGGATCGAAACAAGCACCTGAAAAAGAGGCTCCCCAAATAAATAGTTTGATTGAAAACAACAAACTAGAGAAGAATGAAATCAAACTAAATAAAGATGAAATTGAAAAGAAGCCAAAACAACCCAAGAAAGTCATGGTGGAATTAGAGACATTACAAGGTCAATTGAAGAAAGGCAAGATCAGCAAAGGAGATAAACTCAAAGCAAAACAATATGATGATCAGGGTAACCTTCTGACAAGTAAGGGAAAAATTGATAAGAGACCCCAAGCAGGTATTGAGAATCTTAAGAAGTCTAGGGTCTATCAACAGATCCTGGCTAACAAGAAACTCAAGGAAGAGGTTGGTAAGGTTGCTGTGTTGACCCCATACGTGGAGTCTGAAGAGAGCGAACCTGAGTTTGAAGAGATCAAACTTGAGACTGAACCTGTTGTACCCCCACAGCCACCACAGCCACCAATGATGAGCAGGACCGAGTTATATCTCAAAGAACAAGCGGAACTCAGAGAGAGGCAATTAGCAGAACAGATCAAGAAGATGGAGGACGAAAACAAGAAGTTGAAGGATAAGTTTCAATTCAATAGTCACCTTAATCGTATCCAGGCGATGAGTTCAACTGTGAAATTGAAGTTTTAACTTTCTCGTTATATAAGATAAATGATACAAGAAACCGTTTTGAATAACATATCCGTAAAGCCTCTTGTGAATGCTAATGGTATGGATGAAAAGAAAATCAAAGGTTCAGCCATCTTTCCAACTTTACACGATGTAGTTTACCTCTGTGCTAGACGACGTAGCGGAAAAACATCGGTTTTGGCTGAGATTCTCAAGAAGACAAGCGACCGTAAAACCGTGTTTTGGCTGTTCGTCCCCACATCCAGAGTAGATGAGAGTTGGAAAACTATAATATCCTTATTAGAATCTCGCGGGAATACCGTCAACGTCTTTGACAGCATTATGGAAGGTAAAACCAATCTCTTGGACGAAATAGTAGCCGATTTATCAACGGGTGATGAACCACCTAAGAAAGAAGAACCACAACAAATACAAGGTACAGGAGTAAAAGTAATGTTTGAACCAAAGGAATCCGAGAAGAAGAAATATGAATACAAACCAAAGAAAATCGCTCCAGCCCATATATTCGTGTTTGATGATATTTCTCAGGAATTGAAGAATCCAGCACTTGCATCACTAACGAAAAAATCAAGGCATTTGAAGGCTTCGGTATACATATCATCGCAGTACCTTGTGGATTGTACCCCGATGGTTTTGAAACAACTTTCATACTTTATCTGCTTTCGGTCTATGACAGTTCCCCAACTCGAACACATACATAAAATGCTTGATTTGGCAATCGACTTTAAAAAGTTCATTGAGATTTATGATTTCGCCACCAAAGAGCCGTTTTCCTTCATGTATGTAGATATGAAAAATCAATCCTTCCGCAAGAACTTCAATCGACAGTTGAAGTACGACGAATAAAAAAAAAGTGTACGGTGAAAAAAAAAGAAAAATTAATTTCTCACTTGAGAATAAAAATGGAAAACGTATCCAAAGAACTAAACTACAGTCCAGTAGTCAACAACCACTCTTCTATTGTGTATAGAACTGTCAGCCCCCAAGTTGGTGGTAATGTCAGTCTTAACAACGGTTCATCAGTAGGACCGACAGAGTTCATTGTCCCACCGTCATGCTGGATACCTGAGCATACTCGTCTTGCGTTCGATATCTACATCCCCGGAACGGCAAATACCCCCACATACGTGAACGGTAATCTTTTGACATCGATTGATAGAATTACCGTATACGATACGGCTACGTCTAACCTATTGCTTGATTGCTCTAACTTCCACAAGTACGCATCTTTGGTCAGTTCTGCTGGAACCAAAGTAGAAGATTTTCTAACTAAATCCGCTGTCGAAGCAGGAACTAACTCCGCTTATACTGCTCTCACTACTGCTGGAGACAACCCCCTTGAAGACATCTCCAGGAACTTACAAGCAGTGAACGATAATGCCGCAAATACTGATCTAGTTGCCGTCAACAACACTGGAAGACGCCAATGGTATATTGGTGCTGACGATGCCACAGCCAGTAATGCCGATGTTTACCTATGTGTTAATATCCCATTCTCTGCTTTGAAGATGACTGCTCTTGCATCTGACAAAATCTGGTACTCACCGTCTTCGCTTGTAATCCAGATTTATTGGGCTTCTACTACTCAATTCGCTTTCGTCGCAACTGGTATCGCTGATCCAGATACTGGAGACACTGCTATCACTACCCAAGCATTGATTGTAAGCCCCAAGTTATATCTTGCCAATGAGGGAAATCTTGCTATCGTTAGTCAGGTGATTAACAAGGTCATGAGCGGTGGTGGAATCCAACTCCCTATCGCGTATCCCACTGTTCTACAAACTACTACAACTGCTACTGCATCTCAATCATTCCAATATCAGTTGACAAGGGGCTATGGAAATCGTATTTTGGCGCTCATTTCTGCAGCATTTAGTACTGCTGAAGTCAGCGAGAACAACTATCATCCAAGGTTTATCACATCTTATTACAACACATTCCTTAACAACGTTGCAATTCTAGCCCCCTCTGGTTTTGTAGGTGATTTAGCCACTGCCCCAGCCACAGACTACGCCCTGGCTAATAAGAGATATCTTGTTGGGTCTGTGATCCAAAACGGGAATGAATATCGCTACGCAGAATGGGTTCATATCGACGGTTTCTTTGGAAACAAACCTCTACATTCAGTCGATCAACATCAGGTAGATGGTCTTGATGTTACCGCTCAATCAAGTACCTGGCAAATCCAGGCTGAAGTCACATCCGCAGCATACAGATGGTTTACCGCTGTAATCGGGCAAAAAACGATGAGCCTAACAGCCCAAGGTGTGATGGTCCAATAATCATCTTAGATTTTTTTTAAAGGTATTTCATCTTTAAAAAATTACAAATTAGGTTGAGGAGATGGAGCAAATTGTCTTGTGACTCCTGGTGGTTCAACTGGATACAATGGTTGTGTCTCAGAAACAAAATCAGGTTGAGGTGGTAAAGTCGTTATCAACCCTTCTTGCTTATTTTCTTCAACCGGAGCACTAAGTTGTTCTTGTAATCCCTTCTGCTCTTGTTCTATCTTGAAAAGCCGTTCCTCGTTGGTGATCATTAACTCGGTCTTGTGGATCTCATGGGTCTTGTTCCTTTGAAAGAATACCACGCTGAATGCCCAAGGTACACCTTCGAGTTGAATCTCTTGCCCGAACGCGTCCTGAAGTACGAAGTTCCAAGAGTTTTTAGCACTTGGGCTTAACTTCCTGCTATTCATATCAAAGTTGTATTGAATATAATGGACGACACTTGAACTTGGGAACGATCCAAAGGATAGGATCTCCTCTAATATGCTATCAGTAGCATCGGCAACAAGGTTACTCTTAATAAATGCCCTTAAGATGTATGACAGATTGAGGGCATTGACGCTCTCTAACTCTTGTAATGTAAGCGTGACATCAGTAAAAGTATATGTACCAACATCAAATCCAAGTTGTCTAAACGGAGATCTAGAAGTAAATGTGAACGAGATGGTGTATGTGCTTGGAGCATTAACTCCAAAGGTATAATGGAAAGTATCAGCCACTGTTGAAGCAGGATAACCGACAGTATATGTTAGCCCATCTGGAGATGCATTCGTGAGAACAGTTGCCAAGACAGATTGAAGGTTGATCCTATTGTAGTTACCAGGAGGTATAGTGACTGTGACAGATGTGGTTGTCACACCATCATTCTCAGTTAAAGTAAATGTGTTATAACCGCTTGGCATATTGTAGAAAGACTTCGGGATACTTGCTTGGACCAAACAAACCGTATCAAAGGCATTATGTCCAAGATCAACTGGGATTGAGTTGAAGTTGCTATTAGTCCCGCTGACCCTATCTTTGCTGTTGAAATTGACTATAAGTGGTGGAGTAATTGAACTATCATAGAGAGACATTGTTTGTATCAAAACAAGATTATTTTTCTATTGTGATATAATAAAAATGCCGAGACCAAGACGTTTATACAAAGAGAAAGACTCAGGTAAGTACTACTACATTATAGATGGTGGAAAGAAATATGTAACTGTACCTGCTGGTATATCGAGTAGTAATCTATCAAAGATCAATATTAAAAATATCATCAATCTTGCTTCAACAAAGAGAAGAAAGCCTGGAGCGAAAAGACAGCCTAAGTTCCAGAAGAAGATCATCTCTGGACTTGAAAAGACAGAACAAGGAGGGTTACCACTGTATCTATTCAAATCCCAGAG